ATTGATTATAAGATATGTAACACTTGTAACACCTAAAGAAAATCAATGTGTTACAAGTATTTTGTTTCACAAGTCATTAAGTATCATATATATATATATATATATATATAATTGTAACACTTGTAACACCGTAACACCTGAAAGGAATGGCTCGTGTGAGGATTTTTTATTCAAGGTAATGGATGGGTTTGTGATTTTTTTGAGATTTTTTTAAAACCTTATATCCTGTGTTACAGGTGTTACGGTGTTACATTCTTCGTAATATACTTGTTATAAAGTGCTTAAGTTTTTTTTAAAAGTGTTACAGAAGTGTTACAGAAGTGTTACAGAAGCTGAAAAGGACTTGAAATGGACGTTTTGATTGAATTATCACAAGAAGTAGGACTGGAACCAAAGAAAGTTGCATCGACTGGAGGTGGAGAATATCACTGTGCATGTCCAAAATGTGGTGGGAAAGATAGATTTATCATCCATCCGAACTATCAAGCGCAACACTGCCTCGGGTCTTACATGTGTAGACAGTGCGATATTAAAGGAGATACCATCCAATTTTGCAGAGACATAATGGGAATGGAGTGGGACCAAGCCCTTGATAGGTGTAATGCAGATATTCCCAGAAATTTTGAAAATAATGGAATGGATAAGATCTTCTTCAAGCCATCTAAAACAGGCCAGGTTAATATTCCATCCATAGAGTGGCAAAAAAAGAATCGATCTCTTATTGAATGGGCTGCTTCCAAGATTGAAGAAAACTCTAATGTCATGGAATGGCTAGATAGAAGAGGGCTTTCAAGTGAAGCAGTTAAACGATATAAAATAGGATATAGTGATAATCCGTCTGATAAATATGGCTCTTTTATACTTCCTATTTCTGATTTTGGATTTCCTGAAGAGATTAATCGAGATGGCACTCCAAAGACTATATGGATACCCAGGGGGATAGTGATACCTACTATTGAACCATCAGGTGCTGTTATTCGGGTTAAGGTGCGCCGTAGTGACTGGAATGCTGATAGTGAAATTCCAAAATATATAGCAATCAAGGGATGTATGAGTGGGATGAATTTGATTGGTGATAGAAAGAAGCTGGTGATGGTGGTTGTTGAATCAGAGTTAGATGCCTATTCCATTCATGACAAAATTAAAGATTTTGCTCTAGTTGTTGCTGTAGGTAGTAATAATAAGAACCCAGACAGCTTCACTGATTATTTAGCTAAAACCAAACCATTTCTTTTGATATGCCACGACAACGATTCGGGGGGTCTGGTTATGCTGGATAAATGGCAGCGGATGTACCCTAACTCAATAGCTCATCCAACTGCTAGGGGTAAGGATATAGGTGAAGCGTTTCAGTTAGGAGAGGATCTTAGAGAGTGGATATTATCAGGTCTATCTCATAAATTTAAAAACACATTAAAGGTCCCTACTTAACTTCAATTTCTGCTTAAATATTCTTTATAAAAATGACACTAAATCCTTTAGTTTTAATGAAATAAATGCTATATATTGTGTGTATAAAGTGAATTTTTATACACAATAATTTAAAAATTAAATACAGGAATAAAAAATGAATGCTCAGCTTGAATTACTCACTAAAGAAGTAGAAAAGACACAAGAACCAGAAACATTGAAAAAATTGAATGTATATCCATATTTTAAAAACCTAATACCCTCGTTGTCCGACGAAGAATACCAATTGCTTAAACAGGATCTTAAAAAAAAAGGATGTTTAAGTCCAATAATCACGTGGAATGATTCTATTGTCGATGGCCATAATCGCTATCAAATTTGCAGTGAATTAGAGCTTCACTTCGATGTAAAGCAGATCGAATTTGACGATAGAGATGAGGCCAAGATATGGATCATTAAAAACCAATTTGGTAGAAGGAATTTACGACCATTCCAACGTTTAGAGTTAGCGAGCTGTATGGAGGATGTTATTGCTAAGCAAGCTAAAGAAAATCAAAGTGCTGGAGGTGGGTCAGTTCACCAGACATCTGGTAAACCGGTTAATACAGCAAAGGAGATGGCCAAAATAGCAGATGTTAGCCACGACACCTATTCCAAAGGCAAGAAAATAATAAATGAAGCTGATGAAGAAGATAAAGAAAAGTTAAGGCTAGGAAATACTTCGATCAATGCAGTATACGAAAAATTGAAAAAGAAAGAGGTAGACCAAAAGGTCCCTGAAAGCACAAGTGCAAGCATAAGCAATGAAAAGTTGATTCAGCACTCGGTAGAAAAAATAGCAGATGGCGTGAGTGAAATACTCAAAATAAAGGATGACATTCCTGAGTTGTATAAAATCCAGCTGAATACATCTTTGGAGGATTTAAAGATAATCGTCGATTACGATGAAATCAGTGAAATAGAAGAAGCTGGTTAAATTATATTGTATATATTGAAAAATAAAACACCATACAATCGCGTTAAAGCTCATTTAAGGGCGCTCAGGCAACTTTATCAAGTTATTGGTCCATTTGTATGGATAAGACATCGATCGTTGATTGTAGGGCCTGTAAAGCAGCCATAATGGCATATACGATCAGATAATATTATGATTTCATGATATGTTGAAAAGAAACGGGGGGAGAGATACAAAATGAAAAATAAAACAGGTAGACCCAAAGCAGTCATTGATTGGGATGAAGTAGATAAATTATTAATAGCAGGTTGTATGGGAACTGATATAGCATCTCATATTGGATTGGATTCAAAAACTTTATATCGACATTGTGAGTCAGATAAAAAAGTCTCTTTTAGTACCTATTCTCAACAAAAGCGCTCGCACGGAGATAACTTGATTCGGATGGTCCAGTTTGATGAGGCCGTAAGGAAAAGAGACCGAAGCATGCTCATCTGGTTGGGTAAGCAGCGTCTCGGGCAAACAGACAGATCACAGGTCGCACATCAAGGAGCAGCGCCAATAGAGATTGTGAACTATGGTGATAAGTCCATTGAGCCGTGGAAAGAATCGGATCCTAAATCCTAGTTACACTCGTTACTTTTTAAGCTATAGATTTTCATCTCCACCTTGAATATTTAGCTGCTCGCAAATGGAGTTTGCATATTGCGTAGTGTTAATCTTTAGTCCTACACAAATTGATCGGTGCTCAAAAAAAACTAGAATGAGATCTGTTCTTAAAAAGTTCAGAATCCTATGCAGGCATCGCCTCTTTCTCATCAGGCTTATCGACAAATTTCCTATCATCATTACCTGTAGGCAATTTATCTACAGCCCATGTGTAACTATTATGTGGTGAGGTTGTCTTATAGCTCATTCCTTCCAAAACGGTATGAAAAAATCTATTGAAAACTCGGTCTCTAGCAGCAGGGAAGTCATCTGGTAAATCATCAAGAAATATACATATAGAAGAACTATTTGAAATCTTTTGTGCTAGACCATTAATCTCATTAATAAATTCATATGTTGGAGGGCTTTCCTTCCTATATATGTCATACGATGCATCATATCGATGCATGAAGTCTGGTGGTAATTTTTTCCCTCGTTCCCAATCACGAACCTCTAAAATTTCCCCGAAAGCCTTGAGCCCTTTTTGAGCCATAGACACTATTTCTAAATATTTATTTAAATCTCTATATTCTCTTCTTCTGTCTATTTCACAATAGACTAAAAGTGGAGCCATAATAGGTAGTAAAACCCATGTTGTAGGATTCACTGCTCCCATCATTGTAAATAGTACTCTATCAGAATTTATAGATTCTTGTATTCTCAATTTTTTGTAGCTCCCACCATGGACTGAGTGTGCAAAATCTACAAAGCTGCCCTCTTTAAGATATTTTTCATGTTTAGTATCAAAATATTCTTTATATTTAGTGGCAAATAGAAATATCTCTTTTAGTAAAGCTGGATCTTTTCTATGAGCCGCTTGTAATTGTGTATTTGATATACTTAACGATTTTACGTCTGAAATTAACGAAGATTTACTACCCAGAATATTGTAAGCAACTGGATTCGCGAGAGGATTTTCTGCTTCTGCTATGACTTTCTTGAATATGCTTTGAACTTCACCGATGCTTGTGACCTGTGTTTCTCCGTGTTCCGAGAAGCTTAGGATTTGGATTTGATGCGGGGTAATGATTCTAACCTGACCTGTTGTAGAGAATAGGTCTCTAGTGACAAAATGGGCAATGACTTT